AGCGTCTTCAGATAATGGAGGCGGCAGCCCTAAAGGAACTTCGGAAACCCTCTGATGGCAAAGGCAATTGAGACTCTTTCCATCAAGCTTGATTTCAAGGCAGGATCTGGCTCTCAGCAGATAATTGACAAGATTGGGAAATCGATAAAAGACTTAAAAGTAACGGCAGGCCAGACAGGGCCTTCCATTGACAAAGTAAGAAGATCAGTAAATGATTTTGCGAAGCAAGGCAACAGAAGTATTAGCACGATTGAAGGGCAAGTTACTGCCTTAAGAGCACTAAGAAGAGAAGCAGATATTAATAGCAAGGAGTTCAAAGAACTAACTGCTGACATTGCAAAGTATGAGAGACAGTTAAATAAATCTCAAGGCCGAAGAGGCGGTGGAGCCCGCCAGGCGACACAGATAGCTGGCGCAGTTATTTCCGGTGGCATCTTTGGTGGTCCTGAAGGTGCAATTGGTGGTGCATTAGGGGCCTTTGGTGGCGTGCAGAGTGCTTTTGCAGGCGCTGCCATTGGTGCTCAGGTTGGTGGTATCAGGAAAGCCATTGGTGCTGCTGCTGACTATGCAGCACAAATTGGAAAATTAAAAATTGCTCTTGAAGGTGTAACCGACACTTCTGACGAATACACTTCGGCTCTCGCTGCTGCAGCAAGAGTAAGTGCAGAATTAAATGTACCGCAGGAGCAGAGTATTCGTGGCATAACAAGGCTTGCCGCTGCGGTTAAAGGTGCCAAAGGCCCCATGACCGATGCGGAGACAACATTCAGGAATGTGACTGCTGCAATCAAAGCAACAGGCGGCAGCTCTGACGACGTAAAAGGCGCCATTACGGCGATGGTTCAGGTGTTCTCTAAGGGCAAGGTCAGCGCAGAAGAACTTTCTGGGCAACTGGGCGAGCGCCTCCCAGGCGCCGTGACGATGTTCGCGGATGCGAACAAAATGACGTTGCCTGAGCTTCAGAAAAACTTGAAAGCTGGAACTGTTGGCTTAAATGAGTTGATGAATTTTATTGTGGAATTAGGCGTTAAATTTGACGGTACTGCCAAGAAAATTGCCAACTCCAATGAAGAGGCTGGAGCAAGACTGACGCTCGCGTTTGACAATATGAAGGCAAGAGTTGGAGGCGCATTGATTTCAACAGGCGCTGAACTTCAAAATACCTTTACTAAATTCATTATAGAGATCACTCCAGTTCTTGTTCAAATACTCCCTGTAATCGCAAAAGCATTTTTAGCAGTAGCGAAGAATATAGACAAAATTGTTGTTGCGGCTGCAGCTGCTTTGGCACTCATTGCTGTTGGAAAAATTGCTGCAATTGTTGCGTCGATTGGCAGCCTTTCTGCTGCAATATTCACTCTGAAGCTGAACGCTATTGTTGCGGCTAAGGCTTTGGTGGGTCTCAACACAGCAGCCCTGTTGAATCCATATACGGCTCTGGCTGCGGGTGCGGCTGCTCTTGCTCTCAATATCTACAACGCTTCTCAAGAGCAGAAAGCATTTAACTTGCTGCTCAGAGATGGCAGTGTTGCTGAGATTGACAAAAAGATTTCAGAAAACCGGTCTCTAACTGCTGCAGCGGAGACAAGAACGCTGAAAGGTGGAGACGGGACTTATCGTTCTGCGGGATACGAGATCAAAGGGCCTAATCAAGTATTGGGGACATTTAGCCGCAGGAAAGACAATAGGGACATTGAAAGGCTTAGAGGAGAGTTGCCAGCTTTAGTAGAAGCGAGAAGGGTAGCAGTCGAAAACCGGGATCAAGGCGCTGACCTAGACCCCAGGCTTTTTAAACGCTTTGATTACGGCCTTGTTACTACAGAAGATGAAGACAAAGGAGGAGGTACAGGACCGAAAGACATATCCGAAGCGATGGCAAACAAATTAATTGGAGCAAATAATTTAAGGAAAAAAGGCGTTCAGATAACTAAAGAGCAAATATTAGCGCAGCAAAAAACGGCAATAGAAGCAGCTCAGTCACTTCTTCCTCAAAGGAAAAGGGTAGAACTTAATAAAATCGAAGTAACAACTGCTAATGAAATCTTTGCATTAGAAGAACGTATCAAAAAGGAAGCAGAGCAAAAACTTATAAAAGAACAAGAAAAGGCAGTTGCTCTTAACGAGATTAAATTAATAACAGGAGAGATTACTCAGGAAGAATTTGACCAGCAGGAAATTAGGAATCAAGCTTTTGAACTTACTAAGTTGTTTCCAGAGCAACTTGAAAAAGTAAAAGCTGCGCTCGAAGAAGCAGCAAGCCCTTTAGGTAAGTTTAGGAAAGGCATGCAGGAATTGTTTAAGTCTTCAATGGACTTGAAGACTGCTTTAGGTGAGTTTGCAGTTCAAGCGGTTGACAGTTTTGGCGATGCTTTTGCTGATTTTGTGACGACTGGCAAGGCAAACTTTGCAGATTTTACGGCTTCAATCTTGAGAGACCTGGCAAAAATCTTTGCAAGAGCGGCGTTGTTTAAAGCTTTAGGTTCAATCCCAATAATTGGAGACTTTCTTGGTCTTTCAAAAGGTGGTGTCACTCAAGGGGCGTCTGGCTACACACCAATCCCTGGGAGCGTTACTGAAGTGGCAGCAAACGGCCTTGCTGTTGCAAAGAATGGAATCGTTCCTTATGCCAAGGGCGGGCTAGTTACAAAACCTACTCTGTTCCAATACAAGCAAGGTGGCGTTGGCAGCTACGGCCTAATGGGGGAGGCCGGGACTGAAGCGATCATGCCGTTACGTCGTGGAGCTAACGGTAAGCTCGGTGTTGAAGCCTCTGGCAGCGGAGTAGGAAGTGTCGTCGTCAATGTTGACGCTGCTGGTTCTTCTGTTGAGGGTGATGGCAACCAAGCCGCGCAACTTGGCAAAGCTATTGGGATTGCAGTACAACAGGAACTAGTAAAGCAGAAACGACCTGGAGGCTTGCTCTCACGCTAATGGCTGTATTCCCTTCTATTGATCCTTCTTACGGAGCGCAAAAGCGCAGCGAGCCTGTTGTTCGTACAGTTCAATTTGGTGATGGATATCAAGCTCGACTGAGTTTTGGTTTGAATCAAAATCCGAAACAGTGGTCTTTGGAGTGGAGGAATATCACTGAAGCGCAAGCCGACACTATTGAGGCATTCTTAGATGCTCGCGCTGACGACAACGCATCCTTTGATTGGTCTCCTCCAGACGATTCAAATACTTACAAGTGGATTTGTCCTTCTTGGTCAAAGACCTTGCCTTATTCAAACTTGGCAAATATTCAGGCAACATTCCAAGAAGTATTTGAACCGTAATGGCCGTATCATTCTGGACCGCTAACACCGCATTTTCTGTTGGTGATGTTCGGCACGCCACGGTGCAGCAAGCCACTGGCTTGTTTTTTCAGTGTGCGGTTGCTGGAACGTCTGCTAGTACCGAGCCAAGTTGGCCAACAGATGTAGGCAGCACCATCGTTGACGGTGGCGTTACATGGGCTGCAATCAGCAGCGTTTACGAGGAACTGCTAAAGCTTGCGCCAAGTGCAGTTATTGAACTCTTTGAGTTACGCCTAGATAATAGTTTGCATGGCAGTTCAGACATATACCGCTTCCACAACGGTATGTCTAGAAACAATGTAAACATACAAGCAAACGTAGTTTTTAACTCTCAGGAATACGTCAGGCTGCCAATTGCAGCGGATGGTTTTGAATATTCCAACACCGGAACGTTGCCACGTCCAACATTAACCGTCAGTAATTTAGACGGCACGATGACTATTTTGCTTGCGTTAGTAAATGCAACGACTGCTGGTAACGATCTTGGTGGAGCGGAAGTCCGTAGGATCCGCACTCTGAAGAAATACCTTGATGACATTAACTTTCGATTTGACGATACCGCTATCACACAAGACGGAGACACGTTGATAACGCAATCCGGGGATACCTTTAACTTCAGCCGTCTTGGTAATCCAAGTGGTGTTGCCGACCCTCATGCTGAGTTTCCGCAAGAGAGATGGTTTATTGATCGCAAAGCGAATGAATCCCGTAACTCAGTAACGTTTGAACTATCCAGTAAGTTCGACTTAGCTGGGCAGAAGTTGCCAAAACGTCAGATCATCGCGAACGTTTGTCAGTGGATTTATAAGTCATCAGAGTGTAGTTACAACCCCGCTGTCGGACCAGGTAAACAAATTGATGGTGTTACCTACACGCGGTTTGATGTAAATAACGAGGGCGTCACAAATGACGCTGAAGACGTATGCGGCAAACGGGTCGGTAGTTGCAAGTGCCGTTTTGGCGATAATGCAGAGCTTCCGTTTGGATCGTTCCCCGGCGCTGGCTTGACGAAATGATGAAGCTAACAGCCGCAATAAAGGCTGAAATCCTTCAGCACGCCAAGGATGAGTTTCCGCGTGAATGCTGCGGTCTGGTTGCTGTAATCAAAGGACGGCGCAAGTATTTTCGCTGTCAAAACATTGCTGAAACACCTGACGAACACTTCATCCTTAGCGGTTGGAACGTTGTGAG